TTTTGCTGTTTTACCCATATCTTCTAATGATCTTTTGTGTGATCTTGTATGGTTTTTTTCATTAGTTTCTCTAATTTTACCAAAATCTGTTGTTACTTTTATTGCTTTTTCTTCTTCAAGTTTTCTGGCTTTTATTTCATCTTTTATAAAATCTTTATTTGCATCACTAGATAAATTAGACATTTGAACTTTTAACTTGTTAATATTATTATTTATATCTGCAATTCTTGCACCCACAACATCTATGCCAAGTGCATTTAAAGACATTTTTTTAAAGAAATTCATATTCTCAATATCAATTAATTCTTGTTTTAACTTATTCATTTCCGCAGTTACTTCAGATACTGCTGTTAATTTACTAGCTTCCATGTCAGCATTTCCAAAAGCATCAGCTAAAAGGTTAACTGCTTTTGTTAAAAAATTAACTGAACTTATACCAAATTTTGTTTTTTCAAAAAATATATCAAGATTTTCTACCAATGAATCTATTGCACCAGATAAACCTTTTGCGGCTTTAACACCAGCACCACCTACTTGTTGATCTAATGCGTCTAAAATAATTCTTTGTGCTTCTGCTTTCCTACCAGTCATAGTAAGAACTTTAATCATTTCTTTTTGTGCATCTGTAAATGAAACACCTACTCGTCTTAATGCACCTAAACCAACTATTGGATCTTCTAATGCTTTACCTAATTGAGTAGCACCCATTTTTAAATCACCAAAGCCTACTTCTGCTAAATCTTGTGCTAATCTTAATGCGTCTTTAAAAGTATCTCCAGTTATAGATTTAAAAGTTAACATAATACCTGCAGCATCTCTAACTTTTGAAGTTGATGCTAAAGTTGCTACACCTATTTCTCTAGATAAATTTTCTATATCTGCTAAATTTAATCCTGCAGCATTACCTGTTGCTTTTAAGATAGCTTCTAATTTAAGTAACTGTGTTTCTGTTTTTGTAGTGTTTTTAATTAATTTACTAAATGCCAATCCAAGACCAACTAAAGCCGCAGTTCCTAATAATGCTGTAAAACTAACTCTACCAATAATTGCACCAATAGAAGATAGACGACCAGCTACGGGACCTAATGGACCTTGAACTGCCGCAATAGAACCAGCAGTATTCTGAAATGCTTTAGACATTCCTTTCATTCTGCTAGTTGTTTTTAAAGCACTCTTATCAACAGTTTTTAGTTTTGTCTTTGCACCCTCTAGGCTAGACTTAAACTTCTGTGCGTTTGCAATAAGTTCTACTCTGATTGTTGCTATATTTGCTGCCATAATATTAATCTGGGAATTGTCTCATTAAATTTTCCATTTCTTTTGAAGTTAATGGATTATTGTTTTTACTTTTGCCATTCTTTAAATGATAACCATTCAAAGCTGACATAAATTCTGTTATTGATAAATCCCAAAATACTTTAGGGGAGAATTTTAATACACCAAGACCTATTTCTAGATATTGCTGGATTGGGTATCTTTCTGCTCGTTCTCCCCCTGTACTAAAGGGGAATCTTCTTCTGCTTTATCGCCTGTAAATATTGTCATTAATACTTCTGAACACAGTATTGCAATTTTTAACAATCCTGTTTGAAGAACCATATCACCAACTGATGATTGAGTAAATTTACCACCAGCACCTTGTAAGGCTTCGTGCATAACAATAACTACATCTTGTAAAGAGTATTTATTTTGAGCCATGTTATTGGTAATATCTAAAATTGATTTACCACTTCTGTTTTCTATATTAACTATACTGTCAAAGGTAAGTCTAAAAGTTCTTTCTTTATCTCCTAGCTTACCCTTGACTTCGCCTTTATACTGATTCGCCATTAGTGTCCTTTTCTATTAATTGTTCAGTTAATGTTTTTTCTTTTGGTTCAGATTTTTTTAGTTTTTTCAAAGTCTGATTTGATTTAACTATATCACTTGTGTCTTTATCTTCGCAAGTAATTTCTGCTCTTGTAGAATAAATTTCAACTTTTTGAACAATCATTTCAGTAACACCAATAGTGATATGGTCATAGGGTTTAACAGGAATATCACTTCTTGTTTCGACAGTAACTACTCCCTTTCTTGTAACCTTGTAGAAACCATTATAGGACTCGCCTTGAAATTTTATTTCTATCATCTTAAACCCATTTGTATGTTCCATTATTAATCCTTTATTGATTATGCGTCAGCCCAAGTAATTGTACCATTTGATTCAAGAGTTAATGAATAAGTTTCCTCTCCATTGTATTCTCCTGCTCTTTCGTAAGATGTAATTATAAATGCACCTTTTGCAGTTGAAGTATCTCCAAATACTAAATCGTAATCTACTGAATCTCCACTAAATGCAGTTGCTCTTGTTGTAGTTTCTGATGCTGCATCAGTAAATACTCCACTTGCAGATATAGTCATACTTCTTATTCCCATATTTCCACCTAATGCTCTACCTATATCATTTCCTGCTGAACCATCAAATGTTGCAGAATCTTTTGTTGTAACATCAACTGTTTCTCCATTAATAGACATTGATGTACTTCTCATTCCACCTAATGTTGCTGGTGTACCTGTACTGTTGTCTTTTAATAAGAAAGCTGAACCTTTTTGTGCTGCCATGTTTTTTCTCCTTGTTTATTTTTTTATTAATTATTTTTTAATTTGTCAATACAAAAACTCTAAATCTTTGCATTCCATGTGTTGTAAGTCCATCATTTTCTTTTATTATATCAGAGAACTCAAATCTCATATTATTAAATGCACCTGATACTGATAAACTTGATTCGTGTAATACATCATAGACTAATGACATAATTTCTTTTATTTCCTTACTTCCTCTATATCTTGAAAAAGTATGAACAATAAGGGTAAAATCACTCCCTTTTTTGTTTTTCGTTCCATCATCTACCATAGTCTGATCTCCTACCTTGACATATGGAAATGCTGTTCCCTCTGGAACAAAATCGTAAATATTGTTTCCACCTAAAGCAGTGGTCAAAGGAGTACTTGCTAACAAAACATTATATACTGCTGTTTGTAGTGTAACTGCAAAATCTGTCATTTAGTATATTCCTCAATTTTTCTTTTAACTCTATTAAATACTGCTTTGATAATTGGCTTTTTGCTTTTTTCAAATGCTGGTAACATAAATGGTCTTGGTTGCATTTTACTTGTACCATATTCTAAATAAGCTGAATAGTCTGCATTACTTTCTACATTGGTAACATTTTTACTTTTTTGTTTAACTCTTATCTTACTTACCAAATTTCCTGTATCACTTGCTGGTGCTTCTCCAGGAGCAGATGCTCTATGCTGTCTGCGAGGATTATACATTTGATACATAACCCCTGACTTTGCACCTGACTGAATACTTTTAATTGCTTCACCTCTTATTAATTGACCACCACCTTTTACTATTTCTTGAAAAGGAACTTCCATATCTTTTTGCAATCTATTTAATTGAGATAATACTTTTTTTAAATTTTTAACTTTAAGATTAATTTGCATTAGTTTGCCACATTTTCAATGGCTTCTAAAGTAATATAATTATTATTATCATTCTCATCATTAATCTTAATTATATTAAAACTTCTACTACCAAATAATATTCTCATCTTTGTATTGATAGCATTTTTAGTACCATTGTATCTTATAAGAAACTCGTATGTGTGTGGGTTTTCTATTTGTCGCCCTGTCTTATCAGAAAATATTTCTTTACCACCCTTTGGTGTCATTTTTGCATAAGCAGTAACATAAGTGCTTCTAGCAGTAGTATAACCACCCATACTATCTGTACTTAAATCAGCAGTCTGTAAGGTAATTAAGTTTTTAGTTTTACCTACTCTTGATACTGACATATTATGCTCCTAAAAAGTTATTTAATCTTTGAACCTTATAAGGTGCAAATAACATTGCTATCGTATTGGGTATTAGATTAACATTCATACTTGTAGCTATCTCTCTATTTTCATAAAGATGTAAAGCCAACATTTTAATTCCTTGTGCTAAAGGTTTTGGTACATCACTTGCTGCATTACCATATCCTGCTCTATATTGAACCTCATAAGCATTAGCATTTCTTAATTCAGACACAGTCGGCCAACTAACTCCAGTTTTTAAAACAACTCTACCTTGTTCACTTGTTATATCTACGTAATAATTTGACGAAGCAAATGTTGATGCTGTATTATCATTATCATAATACTTAACATGAGTAACTGAAACTAAATTTGGTTTTGGTAATACTATAAAGTTTGAATTACTTTGTAAATCTGGTGCTGTAAAAATACCTTCTCTT